TAAACTTATTACACAGTTACCATTAAAAGATGAAAAAGAAATTACACTTGGAACACATCAAATACATTACAGACCAAAACCAGGTACAATGATATTCTTTCCAGCTTACATGGAACATCAATATGTGGTAGATGATGGTGTAGAACCTTTTAGATTTATACATTTTAATCTACAAGCTGTGCGAAGAATGATTACAGATACTGTAAGAAAACAAGCAACTGAACAAACTAACTGTTAAGGAGAAATTATGAGTTTTAAGAAAAATAAATATGTAATTATTAAAGAAGCAATATCAGAGGATTTAGCAAAGTTTTGTTATGATTATTTCATGATGAAAAGAAAAGTTGCAAGAACAATGTTTGATACAAAATATATTAGTCAATTTACGGAATATTTCGGCGTTTGGAACGATGCTCAAGTTCCAGAAACATATTCACATTATTCTGATATTGTAATGGAAACATTACTTGTAAAATTACTTCCTATCATGGAAGAGACAACAGGATTAAAATTAAATTCAAATTATTCTTACGCTAGAATTTATAAAAAAGGAGATGTATTACATCGTCATAAAGATAGATTCAGTTGTGAGATATCTACAACTATGCATTTAGGTGGTGGTTGTTGGCCAATATATTTAGAACCAGATGCATCACAAGGAGGAGTTGACGAAAAAACTGGAAATTATAAAGCATCAAAAGCAAAAGGTGTTAAAGTAATGTTAGAGCCAGGTGATATGTTAGTGTATCGTGGAAATGAATTAGAACATTGGAGAGAAAAATTAACCTTTGATGATTGTGGTCAAGTATTTTTACATTATAATAATATAGAAACTAAAGGATCAAAAGAAAATATTTATGATAGACGTCCACATTTAGGACTTCCCGCTTGGTTTAAAAAATAGTATAAATTCATAAATTTATGTATATAATGGTATATTATGCCATTAACAAAACTTACATTTCAGCCTGGTTTAGATACATTAGACACAGAAACTGGTGCTGAAGGACGTTGGATAGATTGCGATAAGATTAGATTTAGACAAGGACTTCCACAAAAAATAGGTGGTTGGACTAAATATAGTGATAGTTATTATGTAGGAGTAGGAAGAGCTATATTAAATTGGTATGATTTAGCAGGTGCTCGTTATACTTCTTTAGGAACTGATCGCAAAATCTATATTACGCAAGAAGGAACGAATATAGATATTACTCCAATACGTCAAACTAACAATATTACAAATTGTTTTAGTACAGTTATTTCTAATGCTAATGTAACGGTACTTCAAACTAATCATGGTGCTCTTGATGGTGATTTTATTACTATTTCTAATGTATCAGTTGCAAACGTTGGAGGTATCGCAAATACAGCTCTTACTGGAGAATTTGAAATTCAAAGTATAACAAATACTGATGCTTATGTTATATTAACTAATACCACTGCAAGTTCTACAGTTACAGCAAATGGAAATGCTACAGTTCAGTATCAACTTAATGTAGGTCCATCAATTCAAACTTTTGGATATGGATGGAACGCAGGACCCTGGAATGGTGCTCAAGGTTGGAATCAACCAGCGATTACTTCTACAGTAGAAATAGATTTAAGAAACTGGTCAATAAATAACTGGGGAGAAGATTTAATTATTACTCAATTAAATGGATCAACCTATGAATGGGATACATCTGTTGGTTTTACAAATAATAGAGCTACAATTATAGCTAATGCTCCTACAACTTCTATATTATCAGTCGTTGCAACTGATGTAAGAATACTAGCTTGTTTTGGAACAGAGACAACGATTGGAAATACAGCAACTCAAGATAAGTTATTTATTCGTTGGTCAGATCAAGAAAATTATAATGAATGGACACCTAATGTAGTTAATACAGCAGGTTCTCAACGTATAGCTGGAGGTAGCGAAATAAGATCAGCTAAACCTGCTAAAGGAGCTATTTTAATATGGACTGATACAGCAATGCATTCTATGGCATATGTAGGTCCTCCTTTTATATTTGGATTTAGACAATTAGGTAACGATTGCGGAGCTGTAAGTTTAAACGCAACTATTATAGTAAATGATATAGCATACTGGATGTCTAATGGTACTTTTTTTAGATATGCTGGAACAGTTCAAGAAATTCCATGTTCTGTAATTAATCATGTATTTGATGATATTAATCAAGTACAATACTCACAAGTTTATTGCGGAGCTAATGCTTTTTATGCTGAAGTAACTTGGTATTATTGTTCTGCCAATTCTAATCAAATAGATAAATATGTAGTTTATAATTATGAAGAAAACTCTTGGTACTTTGGAACGATTGAAAGAAGTATATATCAAGATAACGCTGTAACTGAATTTCCAATTGGTGGAACTTATTTTCCTAATAGCAATGCAAATACAATTAGTACAATTAATGGTCTAACTCAAGGTCGTTCTTTATTATATAACTTAGAAGATGGTGTCAACGCTGATGGAAGTGCTATTGTATCTTATATAGAATCAGGTGATGGTGATATAGCAGATGGAGAAGAATTTAGTTTTATAGATAAAATAATACCCGACTTTAAAAATCAAGTAGGTAATGCTACGATTACTTTAAGAACTAGAGATTATCCTAATGATACAAAATATGAAACTACGAATGTTGTAGCTAATTCTACAACTAGGTATAATAGTGTTAGAGCTAGAGGTAGACAAGTTGCTATTAGAGTACAAACTAATGATATTGGAGATAACTGGCGATTTGGAACTTTAAGAGTAAATGTGAACGCTGATGGAAAAAGATAAATATAAAATAAGACAAGCTCGTATTGCTGATGCTGTAAATATACGAGAATTACTAAAAACATGGTTAAAAGAAGCACCTTTTAACTTTGGAAATGCTAATAATAAAAAAAGTCTTGAAAATATTATATTTTACATTAAGAATAGTTTTGTTATAGTAGTAGAATACGAAAATATTATCGTTGGTACATTAGGCGCTACGATAGATGAAACGTGGTATAGTGATAAAAAATTTTTAAGAACTATATGGCTTCATGTGAATCCACGTTATCGAAATTATAGTGTCTTTCGTTCAATGATGGTCGTATTAAAAGAATATGCAAAAGCAAATCGTTTAACTGCGATTTGTGAAATATTCCAAGGAAAAGAAGTAGTGCGTAAGCATCTTGCTTTTTTAAAACTTGGATTTGACGTAATTGGAGGAACTTATATAATCAATGGGTAGTATTTTTAAACCATCAACAACTGTCGTACAAGCACCACAACAATCTACAACTACGTATGATATTCCTGCTTATTTTAAAGAGATTCAAGAAAGAACTTTAAGACGTGCAGAAACTGAAAGTCAATTACCATTTCAAGCTTATCAAGGTCAACGTATAGCTCAACTTACACCAACTGAACAACAAGCTGGTGATGTTTATAGTCAACAAATTTTACCACAAGCAGGTCAATTATCTGCTATTGGTGCACAAACTTTTACTCCTCAAATGGCTCAACAATACATGAATCCATATGAGAATCAAGTTGTTCAATCAGCATTAGGTGATGTTGAAAGAGCATATCAAGGTCAACAACGAGCTTTATCAACTCAAGCTATTGGAGCAGGTGCTTTTGGAGGAGGACGTGAAGGGGTTCAACGTGGTGTATTAGGAGGAGAATATTTAAGACAAGTAGGAGACGTTTCTGGAAGATTACGTCAAGCTGGATTTGAGTCAGGTGCACAACGATTTGCGGCTGATCGAGCTTCTCAACTAGGAGCTTCTCAAGCTCAACTTGCAGCTCTTGCAGGAGCTTCATCGGGACTTGCTCAATTTGGAAGTCAAGAAAGAGGAATAGAACAAGCTGGATTAACTGAAGCATTTAGAGATTTCGTAGAACAACAAGGATTTGAACAAAATCAAATCAATCAAGTTATTGGTGCATTAGCAGGGGCTCCAATTAGAAGTTACGGAGAAGAAAGAACAGGTTTCACTTCTACTCCAATGCAAGGTCCAAGTCCATTTGGTCAAATTACAGGAGCTTTAGGAGCAATTGGATCTATCTACGCAATGTCTGATATAGCTTTAAAGAATAATATAAATCTAATTGGAAAATCTCCATCAGGTATTAATATATATACATTCACTTATAAAGGTGATGATAAAGTTTATCAAGGTGTTATGGCTCATGAAGTACCTCATGCTTCTAGCTTTAATGATGATGGATATTTAATGGTAGATTATTCTAAAGTAGATGTTGAATTTAAAAGAGTTAATTAAATGGAAGAAGATAAAAAAATTGAAGTATATACCGGTGATTCATTATCCAATACTATTCCAACAAGTGTAGTATTAAGTGGCGAAGATGCTTTAAGATCACAAGTTCAAGCTGATCAAGAAACACAAGCAGCAGTTGAAAGAAATAAAACTGAAGAAGATAAAGGATTAACTGGAACTCTTGCAGATTTTGGAAGTTACGTAGGAAAATCTTTAAAGAATTTTGCAACTGAATTTCCAAATAAAATAGAAGAAACTTATAATGATCCTAAGAGAAGATTTGCTCTTATGTTATCTTTAAAAACTATAGATGAAGCTTCTCGTTATAAACCATTAACTGAAGCGAGAAGTCCATTAGGACAAATTGCTAAAAATGTAACTGATGTAATTGCTGAAGATACAGCTCAAAGACAAAAAACAAGAAAATTAGATATAGAAGATATAAAAGCTACAGCAGCTCTTAAAAAAGCTTTAGCAGGTCCTACTCGAATGTATGCTAGTCCTACTGAAAAAGCTTTAGAAAAAGATATTGAAGATTTTCAAAAATCAGAAGCTATAAGACTTCCACAAAAAAATGTATTAGAACAAAGATTTAATTTATTATTAAATGCAGCAAGTAAGGGTCAAACACTTCCAACAGGACTTGTTGAAGATGCTCTACTTCCAGTAAAAGAAGTTTTACTTTATTTAAAACCTGAAGATAGAAATTTATATGATAAATTAATAACTGATTATACAGGTAAAGATATTAATAAAATGTCATTACAAGATCAAGTTACATTTCAACAACAATTAAATTCTCTTACAACTCAAGCTGCTATTGGATATGCTAAAAACTTATATCCAGTATCAGAAAAAGATTTAGAACAATTATTTAAAGGATTTGGTAGTGGAAGATTAACTGGAGAAGCTTTAACAAGATTAATAGCATCTCAAAAAGCTACTGATGAATTTGCAGATGTAAATGCTAAAAATTATTTTGATATAGTTACAAAAGAACCTGGAAATCTTCAAGCTAGATTAAAAGCTCAAAAAGAATCTGAATCTCAATTAAAAGCACAGAATGAAAAATTAGTTAATCCAGAAATACTTAAAAAATTATATAATATAGATGATCCTAAACAAGCTACTAATTTTCAATTATCAACAGCTAAATATTATTCACAAATAGCTCCAACAGTTCCTAGAGATAAAGATATTAATTTGTATTCTTCTATAAAAGAAAGTAGGGAAAAAGATGTAATTCAGCAAAAACAAATAGGAGATCAAATTTTAAAAGAATTTAATCAAAGTAGAAAAACGGTAAAATAAAATGGCTGAATTTACTCA